GAAAGCGGAGCGCGATGACGCGAAGAGCCAAGCCGCCAATCTCATCACCGAGCGGGATGCCGCAAAGGTGCAAGTCACCTCGATGCAATCACGCATCACTGATCTGGAAGCATCGCAAACTGATTTCGACCGCAAACTGCAACTCGAAGTCGCCCGCGTCGTCGCCTCCACCGGCACCACGATGCCCGCCCAAGTGACCCCTGCCGGAGATGCCTCCCAGGCCGCGGATCTTCACGCGCGTTTTGCCGCCATCACCGATCCCGCCGAACAGACCGCCTTCTGGCGAAAGCTCACTCCCGAACAACAAGCCCTCATCCTCAAACACCAAGCCTGATAACACGCCATGTCCAACACCCTCACCAACGTCAAAGACATCAAGGTCGCCCAACGGGCGCTCATGCCCTTCATGTCGAACCTCCTGCCGGTCACGGCGTTTTCCACCGACTTCAGTCCGCAGCCCGCCGACAAGCTCGATACCGTGCGCGTGCCTCTCGTCGGCGCGCCCAGCACGTCGAGCGACTTCGCAGGCGACTATTCGGCGAATGCCGATTCCACGGTCACCGTGGTTCCGGTCACACTCAACCGCCACAAATACAAGACCGTCCACGTCACCGCCCGGGAATCCGCCGAGACCGCGCTCAACGCGCTCGAAGCCCTGGTGGAAGCTGCCGCCCAACAACTCGCCCAGGACGTGCTGGTGGACATCTTCAGTTGCATCACGCTCGCCAACTTCGGTGCTCCCGGCATCGCCGCGCTCGGCGCCACCGCCTTCGATTACAAGAAGGTGCTCAGCCTGCGTGAAGCATGCGGCAACGCCAAGATGCCGCCCAACCCGCGTTCGCTGGTGCTCGATGCCGGATACTACACTAACATGCTCGCCGACGACGTGGTCGCCAAGAGTTTCAATCTGAACCTCAACGCGCCTGCCGTCACCGAAGGCATGGTCAAGCGGATCGCCGGATTCAATCTCCACGAGACGACCCTCATCCCGTCGGATCACGCGGAAAAGCTCGTTGGTTTCGCCGCTCACTCCAGCGCCGTCGCGGTGGCCATGCGCTACCTTCAGCCGGTGGCCGACTACCAGCAAGCCGGTGCCGTCACCGATCCCACCACGGGCATGACCTTCGGCTACCTGCGCTTCACCGACACCCGCGCCAACAAGATCTTCGTCACCCTCGAATGTCTTTACGGCTTCGCACCGGCCAAAACCGATGCCCTCAAGCGCATCGTCAAACCGTAAGCCAATTCGACTGCGGGGTTCATGGGACACCCTCTCCGGGAAACCAGAGGGGGTGTTTTTGTTTGAAATCTGCACGACAGGTAAAGCATGGCTTGACCTATCGCACAAATTTCAAACATCCGGCTTGAATCGGAGCGAGATTGGGGTTATCATCCTTCCCGATGGCGAACCGGAATCAAATCAAAGAACTCCAAGTGGCGGCTCCACGCGGAGCTCCATTGGATTCTCAGAAACTTGAGAGTCTGGGGGTTTCTCGTGCCCTGGCACACGAATACGTGAAGGCGGGGTGGCTGGAAAAGCTCGGCCGTGGCGTGTTCATGTTTGCGGGTGATCAACTTGCCCGGGACGCCAGTCTGAAATTTCTCGAAACCAAGATTCCTGGATTGCATGTGGCCGCCAAGTCCGCATTGGCCCTGCATGGGTTCCGGCAAAACGTGGGCTTTCAGGAAACCACCATCCTGTGGGGAAGCCAACGGGCCATCCTGCCGGAATGGTTTCAGGCGCGTTTTCCATCCCGCTACAGCAATTCACCGTTGTTTGGCGAGGACCTGCCTTCCGGATATGGGCTGGCTTCATTGCCCGGGTCGCCGGATGGCCCCATGGTTTCATCCCCTGAAAGAGCCTTGCTGGAAATGCTCAGCGAGATCGACGTGCATCAGGAACTGGAAGAAGCCCGTGCGATCATGGAAGGCGTTAGACAACTCCGCAGCCGCCACCTTCAAATGCTGTTATCTCACTGTCGCATGGTGAAAGCGGTTCGTCTTTGCGTGGGATGGGCAACGGAGCTCGACCTCCCATGGGCCGCGCAAGCCCGAGAGGCGGCCGCCGGCAACATGGGGACCGGTCGTTGGGTTGCACGGTTCAAAAACGGCAGGACTCTCATCCTCAAGCCATCATGAACCAGGCCTATCTTGATGCAGTCCGACTGCTGCTTGCCGTGGCTCCGGTCATTTTCCGGAAACCCATGTTTGCCCTCAAAGGGGGAACCGCCATCAACCTCTTCGTGCAGGACATGCCTCGGTTGTCGGTTGATCTCGATCTGGTCTATACCGACCATCAAGCGGAAAGAGACGCTGCGTTGGCGGCGATTTCATCCGAGCTTCTGACTCTCCAAGCTGAACTCAACGAGCTTGGATTCTTGTGCGAGATGGGTTCGATGTCCGAAGGAAGCGAAGTGAAACTCTTTGTCCAAAGAGACCGCACACGCGTCAAAATCGAGGTAAATCATGTCTTTCGAGGCACCGTTCTGCCAGTGCAAAATCGCCCCTTGGCATTGGACGCGCAGGACATTTTCTTCACCGATCTCGAAATCCCCGTGCTTCATCAGGACGAACTCTATGGCAGCAAGTTGGTCGCCGCCATGGACCGGCAGCATCCCCGGGACCTGTTCGACGTATTGAAGCTCTATGCTCAGAGCGGACTGACCCCCGGGGTTGTCGAATGTTTCATGTGCTATCTTGCCGGCCATAATCGACCGGTCCACGAGGTTCTGTTTGCCAACGAAATCGACATCTCCTCGGCATTTGCCAATGAGTTCTTGGGAATGACCAGAGAGCCTGTTAGCCTCCACACACTGATTGAAACCCGGCACAGACTGTTTGCTGAAATGCCTGTCCTGCTATCCGAAAAACAACGTCAATTCCTGATTGGGCTGGTAGGCGGCCAACCGGATTGGACCTTGGTTTCATGCCCGCATCTCCATGAAATGCCCGCCATCCGTTGGAAGGTTGAAAATCTTTCCCGCTTGAGAAAATCGAATCCGGCAAAGTTCGCGCAGCAGGCAGCCGAATTGCGGCGACGCCTTGAAATGTGAGAATCCAGTCGGATTGACAGAGCCAACGAGGCATGGGCCTCGAATCCGACATCCTTGCCGACCTTCGGCAGCTTCTCACCGAACACGGCGTGAAGGCACGCTGGAAGAGCAGCGACCTGCTCGTGCTGGTCGGTCGGGTTGAACGATCCCAGCAGATCGAGATGGGCGGCTTCGTGGACTCACCTGAGCTGAGCCTGCGGGTGCCCAAGACCGTGTTCACCGGGGCATTACCCAAGTTCGGCGAGCGCATCGAGGTTGAAGGAACCGAATACCGGATCTCGCAGGTGTCGGGCCATCCGCGCTCTCCGCTTCTCACCCTGAGCCTTTCCTCTACCGATGAGTGACGACGCCGTTCGCTTCACCGCCAGGCTCAAGGGAGCTTCCGATGTGGCCCGTCTGCTGCGGCGTCACCCGGAGAAGGTCGGTCGCACGCTGGAATCCCTGGTGAAGCAGGAAGGGCGCGGTCTCGCCGTGGAACTGGCACGCAACACCCGGCCATTCGGGTTTTCCGAGAAGGCGCGCAAACTGGGTGAGGGAGCCGTGGCCGGCGACATCAACGGCGTCTTCGCCCTGCCGTCAGATGCCTTCGAAGAAATCCGAAAATCAGATCCCGAGGCAGCCGACCGCTTCTGGGCCAACATCCAGAACCGACGATTCTCTCGGGCGGAAAACAATCTCCGCCAGACGAGTTCCGGCTGGAAGGATCTCTCGGTCGGCCGTCTTGACCCGAAGCTCCATCAATGGGGGCAGTTGGGCGGATCCAAGCCAAAGCAGATCGTCACCAGTCCGAAGGCCCGCGAGACCTACATTTCCAAAATCCAAAAGCGCGTTGGCTTCGCCAAGGGATCGTGGATCAACGCGGGCAAGTCCATCGGCGGGCGCATCCGTGGTGCTGTGCAATGGGCGACAAGGCACAAGCAGGCCCCAGGCAGCGCGGTGGTGAAGACCGGCGACAAGGCGTCCGTCACGCTGGTCAACAAGCTCGACTACATCGAAGAGGTGAGCACCTGGAAGGGGATCAACCTGGCGTTGCAGATCGCTTCGATCCGCCTCCGCAAGGCGCTGTCCACCTCGCTGCGCAAGATCAACGAACGGACGAATCAGTCCTTGCGGCGGCGATCAGGCTAATCACCAAAGTTATATGTCGATTTTTCGCCATTCCAGATGCTCTGGCAATCCCAAGCCCTGATGAAACGCGTGGAACGCATCAAGCACATCCTCGATTTTGAGCAGATCCCGATGTTCTCCGCTGTTCACCCAATCGTGTTTCTTGAGTTCAAATGGCTTCTTTGATCCATCAGGATTGCAAGCGCGGTAATGAACATACTTCCGAGACTTCTTGCTGATCCGCCATTCAAGATGCCATCCGTTGAATCCACAGAGGCATTGGACGTAGGTGTTCCCGGGCAGGGACAGGCAGGCGAAGCTGTTGAAGTGGCCAGGATCGAGATTGCGGATCACGCGCTCCACAAGTGACCATGGCGGGTTCTTGAATTTGCGCCCGATCTCGTCATCGAGCAGCATGGTGCCAACCCCCAATACAGGCATGCCGTCCGGATACGGTTTTGGTTCATGTGCTCTGATGACTTCCGTGACATACCAGAAGGGAAAACCAGCGTGGATTGCTTCGTTTCGACGACTGGTCGAGCGGGCTTTTTTGGCACTTGATTCGATCTGTTTCATAGCGGCGATTTATCGCAAATTCCGGCCCGAAATGCGAGAAAATCTGCTGATTTTTCGGGCATTTTTTGCGCTTTCAAGCCACTGAAAATGTGCATGTTGCGATGCCGTTGGTTGACGTCCAACCGTCATTGATGCCCAATCTGATCGAAGACCGTCTTTCGTCACTTCTTGCCGCCTGGATTGACGCCAATCGTCCAGAGGATTTTCCCGAATCCCTACCCGTTCATGTCGCCCGCCGCGATGAAATCCGCACCCGTCCCTGCGTCGTGCTAAATCCTTCGGAATCCAAGCCGGTCCCGGGCATGCCTCACACCGCTCGTCTGAAACTCGACTTGCATCTGTTTTCCCAAGTGGATGATACTCCTGCCGACACTCACGGGGAATGGGCGGGCAAGCTGGTGACTCTGCTGCGTGGCAAAGCTGCGATTCAGAACGATCTCGATTCGGACACCTTCGTCTTGCACGACCTGATAGAACGGGAAAGCACCACCACTCCCGATGAATCTCGCGGTCGAGAAACCGTGCTGTCCTATGAAGCGGTCGTGTCCGCAATCTGATGCGGTTGACACCAGCCCCGCGGTCAAATGGCCGCAACCTTCCTTGGCACCACCGGCAACTGGGGCATTCCTCAGGACGAGACCGGCATCATCATCACCGACTTGTCCTTTGACTACTCCAATCAGGAGAAGGTCGTGCTGGACAAGGGCGGCGAAATCATCGGCCTCGCGCTCTATCAGGAAAAGGCCGAGATCAAGCTCTCCGGACTGGTGAAGAAGACTGGCCCGTTTGCGGGCAAGATCGGCGCGGCCCTAGCCCTCACCAACGCCGTCCCGTCTCACATGCAATCGAGCGGCGGCACCACAATCATCAAGCAGATCAGCCGCGCCCTCAACAACGAGGACTTCGAGAAGATCGACATCACTGCCACCAACTACCCGCTCGTCACCTCGGGTGGCGGCGGAGCGTGAGCCAGCCCTTCCAAACTGAGATACCGACATGAATTCGATCACCCATATTTCGTCCACCGCCACCAGCAACACTTGCCTCGCCGCTGCACTTACGGCCGTGGGCATTCCGCTTGCCGAAAAACCTTTTGTCCGCGTCGTCGGCGACGGCATCCGCGGCGAGCGAACTGTCTGGTTTTTCGAGCCGCAAAGTCCATGCGGCAAGTTTGAGACCAAGCAACTCATCGAGGCATGGCATGATGACGCCTGGCACCTCGCCAATCCGGAACACCCGTTCGCCTACATCAAGTGTGCGCTCATGAACCGCCAGCGCCTGGTGGACAAGGTGAAGCATGACGTGCCGCTCGCCTGCGTGAAGCGCCGGGGAAAGATCGCCTTCATCCCGCTCGATGCCTCGCCCGCCACTGAAGACCTGTTCCTCCGCCACCTCTGAAGCCATGGAAGACACCGACCGCCAAAAACTCCTTTCCGCCGCCTTCCACGATGTGGAAGCTATCGTCGGCGGCTATGCAATGCGCCCTCTGAACCTGGCGAGTTACGACGTGCTTCTCCGCACCGGAAACCCGCTGGTGAAGGGTGAAATGCCAGCGGACGGAACTCCCGAATACACGTCTTCGATCATGGGATTCGTCTTTGCCCACTGCGCCCCGTGGCCCGAGGTGGTTCGAGCGTCGTTCAATGACCAGTGCTTCCGAGAAGCCGCCCTGATCTTCTGCGGTGGGCTCACTCCAGTCGATTTCCAGACGGCGTTCAAGCGCCTTGAAGAACAGAGCCGTGAACTGGAGGCGGCCCAGGTCGAAACGATGGGGGATATCGGCGGAAAAAAGCCCCTACCTGCGACGAACCCGGATTCCTAGCCGCCCAGGTGTTCGCCGTCGCCACCGAAACGGGCTGGCCGGAGGAACAAATCTTGTTCATGCCCCTGGCGAAACTCGCTCAGTATCAGCACTGTTTGCTGCGGCGGAATGGTGCACTCACCCGGTGGAGTATTAGCATCACGCCGGGAATTGCTTTGGGCGACCAACTCAACCTACTTCGGCAAGCATGGACAAACAGCTTCGCGGGCAACTACTCTGACTCACCACCAACTGTCTTGGATCGTCGCGGACTATCGTAATTCCAGACCTGCACAGCAGAAAACCGGAATTGCCTGTAGATCGAGTCTGTGCAAATCTTGTGCCGCCCAACTGACTCAACAATTTCAAGCAATGGAAACGGCAAATGGAGAGCGAATCCTATTCTGCAACGTCGGATGGATGGAGCGATACGAGGGACAATGCAAGGGTGGAGACGAAATCAAGGGAGGTGGAAGATACGTTCAGCAAAAGGGGCGAGGGCACGAAGTTTGCAACTTCAGTCCGGTAAGAGGGAAGCTGTATGGCTACGTACAGCCCGCCGGCAAAGAGATCAACCTTGAGCGCCTCGGAGGCAGTTTGGTCGATGATGAGGTTACGGGTGTCACTGTCGTATGGACCGCAAAGCGCCCGGGAGGCAGCACCGTTGTGATAGGCTGGTATCGGAACGCCACTGTTTTCAGGAAAATGCGTCGGCAGAAGAATCCTTCGCCCCGACACTGTAAGAATCACATCAACCAGTATCGAATTGTTGCACTTGCTAAAGATTGCGTTCTCCTGCCAATTGACGCGCGAACCTGCGAAATCCCCCGTCAGGTCAAGGGGAGCATGGGCCAAGCCAATGTTTGGTATGCAGATGATCCAAGGAGTGTAAAAATCGTGGATAGCGTGTTGCATCTGATAAATGGTAAAAGGACTGCAAAGCGAACCAAGCCAGCGCGTGCAGTTAAGCAAGATCAGGAGAGAAAGGCTCAGGTTGAGAAAGCGGCCATACGCGCTTGCTGCGACCACTTTGAAAAGCTCGGATATGTTGTACGAAGCGTCGAGCGGGACAATGTTGGATGGGATTTGGAGGCTAAGCTTGGAAAGACCAAATTGCTGATCGAAGTGAAGGGACTTTCAGGCGCAGGTCCATCGGTGGAACTGACCCCCAACGAGTTCAAAGTCTTCTCTGAAAAACTGCCATCGTATCGCCTGGGGATCGTTATTGAGGCTCTGACCAGTCCGAGCTTGCGAGTGTGTCGGTACAGTGAAGAACAAGGAGGGTGGATCGTAGATAAAGATTCATCTGGAAAAATCGACGTCATTACGAAGCAGAGTGCTACTATCAAGATTGTGTAGCAACAGGTCCGGATGCGTAGTCATCACCTCGATGAAGTTGACGCTGGTGCATTGGCATGAGCGCCCTAACCGTCACGCTTGGAGCCGACATCACAGCCTTGAGGCGGGCCATGGCAGGGGCCACCGAACTGGTGGGAGCTTCTGCCAAGCGAATGAGCAAACTCACCGGGGCGGGGCTGGCAGGTCTTGGCAAAGGTGGTGCGGCGGCATTGAGCAAAGGCTTTTTGGTTGCGGGCACGGCACTCAAGGCAGGAATCGGAACCGCACTGGCAGGTGGTGCGGCGGCGATGGGAGTCGGTGTGAAGGCGGTGAATGCCGCGGCTGACTTCGAGCAAACCAAAGTCGCGTTCTCCACCCTGATCGGCGACGCGGGCAAGGCGGAACAAACGCTCGCCAAACTCCGCGAACTCGGTGCCCAGACGCCGTTTGAGTTTCCCGAATTGGCTGATGCCGGCCGCAAGCTGATCGCATTCGGTGAATCCGCCGACTCCGTCCCCGAAACCCTGCGACGCATCGGCGACGTGTCCGCGGGTGTGCAGGCACCGGTCAATGAGATCGCGGAACTCTACGGCAAGGCGCGTGTCCAGGGACGGCTCTTCGCCGAGGACATCAACCAGCTCACCGGCCGGGGCATCCCGATCATCCAGGAACTCGCCAAGCAATTCGGTGTGTCCGACTCAGAGGTGAAGAAGCTCGTGGAATCCGGGCAGGTCGGATTCCCCAACATCGAGCGGGCATTCATCGACATGACCTCGCAGGGCGGCAAGTTCGCAGGCATGATGGAGGCGCAGAGCAAGACGACCTCGGGCCTGTTCTCCACGCTCAAGGACACGATCAACGAGGTGTTCCTCACGCTCGGCACCCCGATCAACGACGCGATCCGTCCGTTGGTCGAACAAGCTATCGGACTGGTTCAGAAGCTCGCGCCTCTCGCGGCGGAAGCAGGCAAGCGGGTCAAGGACGCGGTCATGTTCGTGATCGCCGCGTTCAAGAGCGGCCAGCTTCTCGATCTCGTCACCTCCGGGTTGAAGCTCGCCTTCGCGGTGGGCGTGAATGCCTTGGTCAACGGCTTCCGACTGGCGATTGAGTTTTTCTGGAACCTGCTCACCGACGGTGCGATGTGGAAAAGCCTCGGGACCACCATGCTCGGACTGGTTGCCGGCTTCGGTGCCGCGCTACTCAACGCGTTCCAGACGCCCATCGTCTATCTCCAGGCGGGCATGGAGTGGGTGATTGCTCACCTGCTCAAGGGACTGCTGAAGATCCCGGGCATGAGCGACCTGTTCGGTTTCGACGAAAGCGCAGTGGAAACCAACTTCGGCCGCATCCTCAAGGACCGGAAGGAAACCGGCGCGGAACTCTTCGGCATGAACTTCAAGGAGATGGCCGAAGAGGCGAAAGGGATGCTGGGCAATGGCGCTCCGCAACTCGGTGAACGGGTAGCGGCAGCGGCCAAGAAAGCAGGCGAAACCACCGGCAGCGAAGTGATAGACACCACTGGTCTGCGGGACAGCTTCGGCAAGGTGGCACAGTCGATCCGAGACACGATGCCCAAACCGGAAGAAGTGAAGCAGGCAGCCACCGCTGCGGCCAAGATGACGAGCGGCAACAGTCCCGCCGTCGCAAAACCGGCTGCCTCCACGTTGGCTCCCATCGTCACTTCGCTCGGCAAGGTCGGCGGCGGCGGATACTCGTCCGGTGCGCTCGACGCCCAGCGGGAGAACAACCGGCTCACCAGCGAAACGAACCGGATTTTGCGCGACATGAGCGAGCGAATGAAACCGGGCACTGGCACCTTCGTTCCGGCGTTCGGTTGACGCCGTGTCCCGGTCAAGATGCCGAGACACATCGCGATTCAACCGGGACGACTCTACCCGCAGCCGGACTACTCGGTTGCGGTGGACCGCGAGGGCAAGTGGACGGCAACGCAGGTTTTTCTATGCCACCGCAACTCGATTACACAGGTGATGCCGCGGCCCGGCACGCCCCATCCGGACATTCCATTCATCTGGGTGGACAACGCCACCGCCCAAGTCAGCGAAGGCGACATCGCCCAGATCACCTGCAATTACGCGGGTACCGACAACACCACCAATGATCCGGCCAAGACGACCTACTCGCTTGGACTGTCGTTGTCGGAGGAGCCACTGCTCTCCCACAAGAAGTTCAAGGATCTCACCGACGAGGAAAAGGAGGCACTTCAGGCGATCATCAGCGGCAAGGACAAGGATTCTTCCGGGAGTTCCTACAAGGACAAGGTGACGAGCGCCCTCGGCAAGAAGGCACTCGAAAAGATCCTGCGCGGACAAACATCCTACTACTCGCCAAAGATCGTCTGGCGGCAATCCACCGTGCGCCGGTCTTCGGCGGCATCCAGCGATGTGCGCAAAATCGGGCAGATCGACAACCCGGACGGGCGGTAACCGAATCTATCAGACGGACGCACCTGGCTGCTCAACAGCGTAAGCCAGAGCCAGGAAGGCAACTCCTACCGCATCGAGCGCGAGTGGATTTCCTCCGACGCGGGTGGCTGGGACGAAGACATCTACAACCTCTGAGATCATGCGCCTGCCGTCCAAGAAACGCCCTGGCAACCCGATCCTCGCCAAGGACTGGAACCTGCTCATCGACGCGCTGGAAGCACGCACCCCACGGCCGTCGGCGGGACTGGAACTCGTGTTCACATCCGGCGGATTCGCCTACCGGGCACGCAGGTCATCGGCTGGCGGCGGAGTGGCCGGCGCACCGTGCCCGTTTGGCGAGGTCATCACCTTCAAGGATGGCGAGACGAACAAGACCGGCATCCGCGGCGGCGTGGTGTATGCGGGCGACAAGGTTTGGAACGTGGCGCACAAGGCGCTCAACCTGGAAGCCTCGGGCACGTTCAAAGTCTATCTGGAAGTCGGCGTCACTGCCAACGTCGAGGATGGTGTCCTGCTCCCCGGCCTCAAAACCTCGACCGCCCCCGAATGGAAGCAGGTCGGCGGCGACGGCAACTATCCCGATCAGGACATTCCGGAAGCTCCGTCCGGCACCGGCAAGGCGATCATCGCTGCGGGCCTGCTCACCATCGAGGACGAAACGGCGACCTTCGAACGGGCGGGCTGCGGGGCGATTACCATCAACCACTGCCCCGGCACGCTCGGCCACACCCGCATCTGACCCAATGCCCATCGAAACGCTCGACGAATGGAACGACCGGTTGGCCGCCTGCGGGTGCTGCCCGATGCCTGAGTGCCCGGCCCCCTCGCTGCAAAGTCAGCATGTCTTCCGCTCGCTTTGCGCGATGACCGCCAGCCCGTCAGAATCCCACATCAACACCCCGAGTCCGAACTTCGATCCGGCCAACGGCGGCGTGCCGTTCAAGGAGGCGTATGTCGCCTACCGGACGATGCGGGTCACGGACTCGACATCCCACAGCGACGAATGGGGCAACAGCTCGGACAGCTATGAGGTGACGGTTTCGAAGAACCCGGAAACCGCCGAGGAAAACCGGGTGGGAACACCGGCCTTTATCTGTGCGCGGACCCGAGTGGACGGATCGTGGTCTTCCAGTTACACGACCAAGGACGAGGACGGCAACGTCACCGAAACCGGAACTGACAACGGAACATGGACCAACGAACTCGCCACGCCATTCGGTGCCACACCCGGCACCGGCACATGGACCAGCACATGGACGACCTACGACGAAAATGGCAATGTGGAAGAAACCGGAAGCGATTCGGGCGAGTCCAACCGCACCTAGGGGCCATCCTGGTTCTGGTTCCTGAATGCTGAAAACATCACGACCACGGTCGAGCAGGCGGGACTCAAGCATGAGGTCACAGGTGGAGGCCGCAATCTTGTCGTGCAGTTCGAAGACCCGCACACCGAGCAAACTGCCTTCGCCGCCATCACCACGCCGGACCCTTCCGACAACCAATGGTTCGGAGTCGGCGGGCTGGTGGTCATCGCCTCGTTCGTGGTCGGACGTGCCGACGAACCGAACAACGACATGCGGGTCACCGGCGCGGCGCATCGGATCGGTCGTTACCGCTGGCGCATCCCATCCTCCCACAAGGGACCGAAGTTCAAGCTCTGGTGGGACGAGGGGTTTTTCTCGAAGGCGTGGCTCGCATGGAAGGCCCGCGATGACGCGCACAAGGCATGGCAGAAGGCCCACGACGAATGGGAGCAATCACAGGAAAACCCGAAACCGCCCGAGCCGCAGGAACCGGAAGCACCGGGTGAGGAGCCGGCCAAGCCTACGCTGACACCGAAGTCGTTCGTCTGGACCGGCCCGGGCAATGCCGACAATTGGAACCACGATTCCTGGTTCTCGCCCTATTCATCCATCGTGCGGATTCCATCGGCCACCGAAGGCCAGGTGGAAATCTGCAACGTCCGCTATCTCTGCTACGAGTCGAAGTTCGGAGCCAAGCCCAAGGTCCATGCAGGATTCCGCATCTACAACCCCGACGAAACCTGACCCATTCGCGCCGTCACCGGATGCCCCGCCACGCCCGCGCGCGGCAAAGGTCCGCGTTAAACTCAAGGGCGCTGCCGACGGCCCGGTCTATCAGGGCACCGAACTGGTCATGCAATGCCCGACCTGCGGCGGCCGGTTGACAGCCGACCACGGGCGTGAAGCTCCACGTTGATCTGGAAACCCTGCAACTCATCGAAGGCCCCGGCTTCCGCAATCCAGTCACCTCGCTGCGCTTCAAACGTGGCGACGCAGCCCAGCTTGAGGTGAGTTTCCTCGACGGCGGGATCACTCCGGTTGCGATTGGCGATCCCGTGGCGCTCGAAATTCAGTTCGGCATCAAGCCGCGCAACCGCTACGACATCGGCTATCTGGTTCATGACTCGGTTTGGATCATGCCGGCCATCGACGCGGAGTCGCCCGTCTATCAGTGCTCGCCAAGTTTCAACACGGTTGAACTCGATTCCGCTCTCGGCGTGGGATCGGCCACCGGCACCGAGCTTTCCGAAATCACGCTCATGGGTGAGATCACCTGGCGCGAGGGCACCGGCCAGCCGACATCCACGCGCACGTTCATCGTCGTCGTGGAAAACGACGTGAACCGCGGCACCGAAGGAGTGCCCCAACCAGCGGAACCAGCCTATCCGGCAGCCACCAGTATCGAGGTCGTCACCAACAAGGGTATGGCGAACGGCTATGCTCCACTCGACGCAGGCGGCAAAGTGCCCGTCGCCAATCTCCCGGATGGCATCCTGATCGATCCTGCCATCACCACGCTCACCGGCACCGGCAGCAACGCGCTCGCTGCCATCGTTTCCACCACGCTGCCACTGGACCGGGTTCTCGGGGTCGTCGTCGGCAGCACGCTTTCGTTCTACCAGCTTAAGGCGGGAACCAGCGTCACCGCATCACCCGGCATAATCCGCCCAAACGACTAACACGCGACGAACAAC